CACTGGCTCACGGTAACTCCCCATCTTTACATCGTAGATGGCACGGGTAATAATTCTTCACATCACCTCCTCCCCTTGAACCCCAAGCCCCAGCGAACCCACCCGCATGTTAAATGCGGAGTGGAGAACCTAACGGAACTTGAGATTCAATGATGGATAGCCCTGGCCCATAAGAAACCCAGAAATGGATTCCTTATTTACGACCAGGGCCTTTGCCCTGTTAAAAACGGTATCTTTGATCTTCCATAATGAAAGGTCAGCCGTATCAATACTTCCACGGTCAACAGTTGCGGACAAAGTCCGCAGCTTAGTAAGCCTATTTCTCGATGCTTGGGGGTACTTCACGACTGTTGGTCGTGCAGAAGACGAAAGCATCGTCTGGAAACTTATCTTTGAGACTGTCTCGTTCACCATGTCTAATAGTGAAACTAGATTATTCTCTTTCTTAAAGCTATCTCTTATGTCCAAGGTCTTTTGGCCTCGGATAAAAGGATGCGTCTTGTCCAAATCAATCACGAACCCTTCCGGCATATCGGAAAGGTGGTTGTTGAAATGTATTATGAATTCTCTGATCTTGTCCTCGACATCAACATCGGGGACTTCTTCAGTGACATGCGGAAGATATATCTGTGCAAGTGCCTCCATTGGGGGCAAATCCAAGATATACTTTACTATTGCTTTATCATCCTCTGAAACCGTCTCAATATATCTTGGGTCGATTCCACAAGGATGCTCTATCCCTCCTAGGAATAGAGGAAAGCCCAAGGGAGGATTATATCTTTCGATGTAATGCTTCCATGATTGGACTCTCTGTAACATTTTATATGCGTATTTCTCACCAACCACCCGACGACGGTCGAGTGGATTAGTGATGTAAGAAAGGTACCCCCGGAGGAGTCCTATACGGCTCACCAGGGCAGAACCCGTGACGCCAAGATCTGAGGTCTGAAAGACCCTGAGCTTGACGGTATCCACGAATTTCCAGCCATTGGAGTCCCAAGTTCTAATAGCCGCCTCTTCAGTAAAGGTGGCGTAAGAATTGGACTCATAGAAGGTCCGCGGTGAAGGAATCATTCCGAATATACGAAAGAATATCCGAAATACCTCCGCCGCGCCCTTGGAATCACAAAAGAAGACTCCATCATCCCCTGACTGTGAAGACAGAGGGTGGATTGCGAAGTCTAAATTATCTATCATTCTCTGGACATGAGGAAACATCTTCGAAAGATTTTGATCGATCTCCGAATTTGTACCTCCCAGAAGGTATAGAAGACCAGGATGGTTTACCCTCGCTTGAGAGATAACGCTCCTGACGATACCCGACATGGTGTTGAGGAAGATCCCTGACAGACCTTCCCCCATCATTACCCCACTGTTATGAACAGTGGGACAAGTAGTGCTCTTCACCTCCTTCGAGAGGAAGAACACCCTTTCCGAACAAGTGACGTCGACAGCGAACCTCAGGAATGAATCCTGGGGGTGGCTGATCCCGTCCAAAAGACCATGAAGCGTCTCATACACCACCCTTCTGGATGGAGTATCAGTAGCAGTGGAGAGATCTACGGATACGCACCAATCAGGTACGCGTCCCTTCTTCTTGGAGCCATGGTACGCTGTACCATAGCCACCAATCATCTCTAATACCTCATAAAGTTTCTTGCCACCTAGAAGCCCAACCTTAATAGATTTGGCAGACCAGAGGTAAGGATCGAGTAAATGTCTCGCGATGCCTCCAATTATGGAGACAGCAAGAGATGTAATCGTGATCACGCGTACCTTCCATCCCTCCTCGGGTTGGGGAGAGATTCTGGCACGGAACGATGAAGTGGAACTAAGTTCACACTTCGTCGCCCCGTACGTTGTACACGATTGAAAGAATTCATTTGGCACATTGACAAACCCGTTCTCTTTAAAACGGATTGTCCATAATGCCCAAAGAAGACCTATGTGACCGAGCCGTTCATCGGCTGGGCCCAAGGCAAGAAAATGGCTAAGATAGACTGTTTCCCAGATAGGCTTATCTGGGGACCAATCATCTGGTCTCATAACAACCGAACCGGTTATGTCGAAGAGATTCGACACAGGCCGTTCAGGAAACAAATACGAGGTAGGCATAACGCAGAATTCGTTCAGGATTCTCTCGCGTACCTCTCCCGCCTTCCCATCCATCCCATGAGTGAACTCTAGTGAAGAGTTCACAGAAAGGGACCAATGGGAGGAATTGACATGAAATGAAGGCTTGAGTTGGGTTCCAAACTTCCGGGCAAGGCCCCTAAGATAAAACCGATTCAACTCAATAGCCTCAACATTCGACTTAAAAGTACCAAGTGCCTCCTCGATCTCTTCAGATCCAGGGACAGCTTGAGTACGAGACATATTCGACAAATGGACCAACCTCTCCTTCAAATCGAAGGTGGGGTAAGGTCCCAATGCGTCAATTAAATTAACATCCGAACAGAAGGGAGGAATAGGCCTCCTCCCTTGTGTGGCGATAATGCCATCCATTCTCACGGTTGACATACACGTCGTGGATTTTCGAAATTCGAAGATCAGAGATTCCGCTGTCCTGCAAAAGGCCGGCGTAATGAGCTGACTCCCATCACGAGTCTCTGGATTATCCTCTAAGATCGCTCTTACAGCATTATTCCAGGACTTAACAGTTTTGGCCATAGCCTTGATTCCACCAGACCTATAAACAGTCTGGAGTATCAAGCGCGTGTTGTGAATAGTAACGTCTTCACAACCAGCCATTAAGAGGCCGACGAAGACCGGGAACCAAGAGTTCTCGGCCGATCGTACGGTCTCGTACAGAGGCGAGGATTCATCGGCCATAAAGACCGATAAATCTTCATCTCGAATCAATGACTCAAGAGCGGACTTACGTAATGCAGTCTTCCGGCCCGTCTGAACGACGAGGGGACTTCAGCACGCAAATCAACTGAT